GCGCATCATCTTAGGATGCGTGGCAGAAGGTATGACCATTGACGCCGCTTGCGGCTCAGCTGGTAAGTCTATGAAGACTTATGAGTACTACCGTCGTACCGACAAAGTTTTTGCAGACAAGATTGACCGAACCCGTTTAGGTTTGAAGGACAAGCAATTCCAAGGCGGGGATGTCCACGACATCTCATTCCAAGAATTTCGTCAACGGTTTCTCCACAGCCGGACCTTTCCACACCAGATGAACATTGTAGATGTCATCGAAGGTCGTGAGCCAAGCTGGTTACATCCCAGTATGAAGTTTGAAAAGGGTGTGGCTAATAACCGCATCCTTGTAAACATTCCGCCTAACCACGCCAAGTCAATGACCATTACAGTTGACTACGTCACCTGGCAGGTAGCACGCAATCCCAACTTCCGTGTTTTGATTGTGTCCCAGACCCAGCGACTAGCTGCTGACTTTCTCTACGCCATCAAGCAAAGACTAACGCATCCTATGTATGCAGACCTCCAAAGTGCTTATGCTGCTGGCGTAGGGTTTAACTCTAAGACCGCTTCTTGGCAAGCAACCCGTGTCACCTTTGGTGATGAACTCAGAGAATCTTCTGAAAAAGATCCAAACATTGAAGCTGTCGGTATTGGCGGTCAGATCTACGGCAAGCGTGCCGATATGATTATTGTAGATGACGCCGTCACAATGTCTAACGCTAATGACTTTGAACGACAGATCAAGTGGTTGACCCAGGATGTTAGATCCCGCCTTAACCCTACTGGTAAGTTAATTATTATTGGAACCCGCGTTGCATCAGTAGATCTGTACCGCGAGCTTAGACAAGAAGACCGCTATCCGGGCGGTCTGGTTCCGTGGACCTATCTGGCTATGCCAGCATTACTTGAACCAGATGAGGACCCCGACAAGTGGGTTACCTTGTGGCCAAAATCAGATGCTCCCTTTGATGGACAAGAAGTAAACGAACAAGACGAGGACGGGTTATATCCCCGTTGGTCTGGTCGTAACTTGTACAACGAACGCCAAGCTATGGATACTAGTACCTGGGCTTTGATTTATCAACAGCAGGACGTATCTGAAAACGCAGCCTTTGATCCCGTGTGTGTTCGTGGATCTATTGACGGTATGCGTAAGTCTGGTCGCCTAGAGATGGGCCATCCCGGTCATCCAAAAGATTTGAATGGCTTTACTTATATCTGCGGTATGGACCCAGCAATTGTCGGCGATACCGCCGCTGTTTGCTACGCCATTGATCGCGCTACTAGTAAACGTTACATCGTGGACGTTATGAAAATTACGCGTCCCAGCCCCCAGCAGATCCGCGACATTATTATTAACTGGACTTCCCTTTACGGTCCGTCCGAATGGATTATTGAGAAGAACGCTTTCCAGGCTTTCTTAACGCAGGACGAAGGTATCCGTCAGCACCTAGCAACACGTGGTGTAATCCTTCGTGAGCACCATACCGGTTCCAACAAGTGGGATACCGGTTTCGGTGTGGCATCTATGGCAACTCTGTTTGGTACTAAACAACCAGATGGTAAGCACCATAGAGATAACTTAATCCACCTACCTAGCGATCAAACAGAAAACGTTAAGTCTCTGATTGAGCAGTTAGTAACGTGGACGCCAACTACTAAAGGTAAGACCGATATGGTGATGGCGCTGTGGTTCTGTGAGATCAGAGCACGTGAGATGCTCAACTACGGTCAGTACGCAACGCACCACTTAAAGAATCCTTTCTTATCCCGTCACGAACAAGGGAAAAGAATTGTTGTTAACATCGATGAGATGTTGGCAGAACAAAACAAAACATTCATCTAAGGAGATAGCAATGGCAACAAAGAAGCCAATGGCAATTAAAAAGCCTATGAAGTGTCGTAAGTGCGGTAAGTCAGACAAAGCGTGTAAGTGCTAATGGCTATCACACCTGGATTTAAGACAAACGCCGAAGGCGAAGAAGAATACATTGACAAGGGTGCTGTAAAGACACCACAGCAAAACCCATCAGTTGACGCTAAGTACTCAGCTGGTAAGGCACAGGCTCTAGCAACTGACAAGGTTGAATGGCCTACTAAAGTCGAAGGACTAATGTACTAATGGCTATGGCACCTAAGAAGCCAGCAATGAAGCCAACTGCAAAGCCAAAGGCTCCTGCAAAAACAACTCCTATGCCTAAGTCACCTGCAATGCCAACACGTCGTCCAGCAGTTGGAGCAGACAAGGCAGCTAAAAAGAAGTATGGCCCAAGCTCGCACAATAACGGCTACACAAACTAATTTAAGGAATACAATTGCTAACAATCAAAGAGGTCACCGCTAAGGTATCTCGTTTACAGACCAAATACGCAGCGCGTGATGGTCGTATGCGTGACGTCCTTTCAGTGCGTCAGGGAGACATCAGCAAGGTTTACCCTGCTATGTTCTCAGAGGAATATCCAAAGCCTCTCGTCGCAAATATCATCGACGTCTCTGCTCGTGATCTTGCTGAATCAATGGCACCACTTCCATCTTTTAACTGTACTGCTTCTAATATGGTGTCTGATTCTGCTCGCAAAGCAGCAGATACTCGTACACGTATTGCAAACTATTATGTAGATCGTTCTGAACTAGGTACACAGATGTACGTAGGTGCGGATTGGTACAACACTTACGGTATGTTGATTGGTCGCGTTGAACTCGATTACGAGAACAACAACCCAATTATGAAGATGCTTAACCCATTTGGTTCATACCCAGAGATTGACCGCTTTGGTCGTTGCTTATCTCTAACACAGATTGTTGGTATGGATGCACAGACATTGGCATCTATGTACCCAGAGTTCTATGAAGATATCGTAGGTAGAAACCAATACACACCAGGTTCTCCATATCTATCTTTAGTTCGTTACCACGACAAAGACCAAGATATGATCTACTTACCAGAGCGTAAAGATCTAGTTCTATCTAATACACCAAACCCAATCGGTGAATGTATGGTTCGCGTTTCAATGCGCCCATCTATTGATGGTGAAGCACGTGGTCAGTATGATGACGTGCTCGGTGTACAACTTGCTCGTGCACGCTTTGCAGTGCTACAAGTTCAAGCTGCTGAGAAATCTATTCAAGCACCTATTGCTATTCCACAGGATGTACAAGAACTGGCCCTTGGACCAGATTCTATTATGCGTTCATCCCAACCACAGAACATCCGTCGTGTTCCACTAGATCTACCACCTGGCATCTTTGCTGAATCTGGTGTGTTAGAGCGTGAACTACGTACCGGTGCTCGCTACCCTGAGACTCGCGGCGGTAACACAGACGCTTCTATCGTTACAGGTCGTGGTGTACAAGCACTACAGGCTGGTTTTGATACACAGATCAAGGCAGCACAAGCACAGTTTGCACATATGTTTGTTGAACTCATTGCACTTTGCTTTAAGACTGACGAAAAAATCTTTGGTAACAAGCTCAAGGAAATCCGTGGCGTCGATGACGGTACTCCTTACACAATGAAGTATGTACCAGCCAAGGCAATCAACGGTGATTACACTGTAGATGTTCGCTACGGAATTATGTCTGGTATGAATCCAAACAATGCAACAGTAGCTTTGCTACAGATGCGCTCAGATAAACTTATTTCACGCGATTATGTACGCCGTGAACTTCCTATTGAGATCAACGTAACTCAAGAAGAGCAGAAGGTTGACATCGAAGAGATGCGCGATGCTCTTCGTGCAGCTATCGGACAAACTGCTTTAGCAATCCCACAAATGATTGCACAAGGACAAGACCCTTCTAAGATCCTAGGATCATTTGCAGAAATGATTAAGGGACGTCAAAAGGGATTGACAATAGAAAATGTTGTGGAGAAGGCGTTTGCGCCTGAGCCACAGCCTGCAAATCCAGAAATGGGTATGCAACCTCCAGTAGCAGGTATGGCTCCCGCCTCTGCCTTGCAGCCAAGTATGGAACAACCTGGCGGTGCAGCCCCTGCTGCTGGCGGTCCACAAGGCGGTCCACCACAAGGAAGACCAGATATTGCATCATTGCTCGCATCAATCGGCGGCGCAGCATAACTTCTAGGGAGGTGAAATATGAATAAAGGATCACAAGCACCAGCACCTATGTCAAAGCCAATTCACGGCGCATCAGGAGCAGGAGCCAAGGTAACAGGCGGCGACGTTAAGATGCCTTTTGCTGGAGCTGCAAAGCCAGGCAAGATGGTTAAGAAGTCTAAGTAATTATTAGTCAGGAGTACTGGGCGTGAACAATCGTAATGATGAAGTGCCACGTCCAGTACGTCCTACTGATGCGTTAGTTATAGTTGCAGAGTTTATTTACAATATCTGTCAAGTGATTACGAACCTTGCAGAGTCTTTAATGGAATTATCAATTTATCATTCAAACCGCGAAACCAAAGTTAATAAGATTTGGGATGACTTCGCACAAGATTTAGAAACTATTCAGGAGGATACAAATGGCGATTGAAGATCGCACGAACCCAATGCAGGGTGTATCAGGTCCTGGTGCATTTTCCAAGCGTACAGATTTGCAATACAAGCCAGATCAATATGGTCAAGGTGTACAGATGCAGCAAGAGATGTCTGGTGCTCCATTAGCTACAACTCCAGGTGTGCAGCCAGAAGCACCATCAACGTTTCGTCGTAACTTAGATCGTGCTAATGCAGCACAAGGTGGCACACAAGGCGCATCTGGAGGATTATTTGATCCAACTGCACGTCCTGATGTTCCTATTACAAACGGTGTAGATATTGGCCCAGGCGCAGGATCAGAAGCATTAATGATGCGAGATAATACTCCTGCTGAATATCAAGACGCATATCAACTTTTTAATCAACTTGCTGCCAATCCAAACGCATCTCCAACAATGAAGTATTTGGCGCAGCGCATACAGCAAGGATTCTAACTTGGGCCAAAAAAATAGTTTTTGGGATGACTGGGTAACACCTCAGTTAGCAAGTAACCCAGGTCTTGCAAGCGATGCTTACAAATCAGGCAACCCTGCTGCTATGTCGTCAGTACTTTCCTATGCCTCAAAAGGCGTAGCAGTACAAGATGCTATTAACGACCACGGAGCAGAAGAAGGTAGTTCTTCTTTTTGGGCAAAAGTTGCTAACCCTGCAATTACTGGACTTGAATGGCTAGGCAAGCCACTAAAAGAAATTCAAAAGTCTTACAAGTTTACTCACTCTGTCTATGTTGACCACGGTTTTCTTCCAGGCTTTGCAGTCACGCTAGGTGTTATTGGTGGCGGCGTTGCAGGTACATTTCTTGGTGGTCCAGTAGGAACGGTTGTTGGTGCAGATATTGCAGCAGGTGGCCTTCGTAAATTGGCTACTATTGGTCCTTGGGCTGCAACTTATAGCGACTCTTTCAAAAAGAGTAATGATGAGAATTACAAAGTTTCTGCAGGACGTGACTTTTCAAATGCACTAGCAGAATCATCTAAAGCAGTTGGCTGGAACTCAGCGTACAAATCTTTTCACGGAACTGATAAAGGTGTAGGTAAGGCAATCTCCGGTATTGGTGATCTTGCTTTTGATATCAATACAGATCCTTTAATGGTTATTGGTAAGTTTGGCGCTTTGATGAAAGCTGGCAAACTATCTAAATTAGATGCTGCCGGTGAAGTTCAGTTGAAGTATCCAATTATGGATACAGTCCCTGGCGTTCGTCAGTTTGTCTTTGAACGTTCACGCGTACCTTTGGTATCTGAGCAAATGGATGCACTTAAAAAGGGTAACGGAGTTTTTAACTCTGTTGCTCGTACTTACAACCGTGCATTAGATGACATTGCAAAGTCAAATGCTGGTGAGATTGCACTCAAGTATCCACAACTTGGAGCAGCTGCTGCAGGTCGCTTAGGCAAGATGACTAACCCAGATGAGATTCATCAATTCTTAAAAACATCTTTATACTTTGGTGAACTAGAAGGAACACTCGCTGGACAAGCAATGGTGCCTTCACGTACTTTGCTTCGTGCTAGCCTAGATAAGACTAAGGTAGTAGATGCGTTGCAAAATGCAGCTGTACCTAGATATATCTTTGACGCTGCAGGACAGCGTATGAAAAACCCTGAGTACGATGCTCGTAGCGTAAAGCAAAAAGCCTCACGTATTTATCAGACATTTACTGGTTATATGCCATACAGCGTAGATCAGGAAACTGGTAAGTTATCTCTTACTAAGTTCCGTTGGAACGCTAATGATTCAGCAACAGTTGTTTACCGTATTGCACGCTTTGGTATGGGTAACTCTGCAGCAAAGGAACTTGCTGGTAAGTATGCAGAAGCAGTTGCTATTGGTGATAAGGGTTTAGCACGTAGCATTAAGAACCACGCTTTGTTTGAAACATTTAAGGCAGCAGGTATTCCTGATGACAATATCCTTGTTAAGAAGGTTTACGATGAAATCAATAAGATTGATGATGCTTTAGTTGGATCTCAGGTTTACGGTACTGATGCTCTAGGTAATCCACTAGGTCAGTACGCAACTACACAAGGTCCAAAGGTTGGCGCTATCTGGAACCATCAGGCTTCCGATATGTTTGACATCCCAGACTTTTATGCAGTCAAAACTGCTATGCGTGATGCTGGTAAGTACTCAAAGTACGTAGGTAAATTAGATGAGTTTACAGCCAACAGATACACCAACAAAATTTTTAAGCCTCTAGCACTTGCTACAGCAGGATTTGGTTTGCGTGTAGCAGCAGCAGAACTATTGCCAACTGTGGCACGTTATGGCGTAATGGGTACATTCCAAGCCAAGCTAGGTGTTGCAGCAGCTAAGGCTAACTATGAAATAATTCCACAGGAGAAGCGTCACATCCTTGCAGCAACAATGTCTGCTTTGGGTATCAAGTATGGTATTGATCCAAGTACTATTAACAACGCATACCCAGCTTTCTTGGAAGCTAAGAAGCGTGGCCTTGAGTTTGCTGCAAAGATGACAGCAGCAGATCAAATGGAATTAGCACAGCGTTTGATTCTAACTAATAATGGTCACTTCTTGTCAGAAGCAGTTCAGACTGGTCACGGTTATGACGCAGCAACTTCATATGGAATGAAGAGTGCGGCACATTATTACTTCCAGATTCAGAAGAGTTCACCAATCTTTAGAGATATGGGTGAGTACACAACTTATGAGTCATCAAGCACTTATTACACTCCAACTCTTGTAACTAATCTTAATAAGGCTTCAAAAGAAGTAGGAGCACGTAACATTGCTTCTGATTTAATAGCTGACTTTAAGAAGTATATTGATCTTAACAAGTTTCAAATTGATGACAACATCGATAAGATGGCAGCGTATGACAAGTTTATGTCATTCCGTGATGACCTTATTAACAAAGAATACAAGCGTATGCTTGACAGTATGACTGGCAAGTACAAGGGATATGACAAAGAAAAGAAGTCAATCTCACGTTGGGCTAACGCATCTAGCGACGGAGATCTAAAGATCTTTGCACAAGATCGTGTTGATTCAGTACTTGGTATGGTTGTTGGTAAAGATGGTACCTTCCACGAAGGATTAGCAAAGAACATTGCAAAGGGTATTGAGTCTGATTACAATGCTGTCAAAGAATTGACAGATAGTTTTCCTCGCTCAGTGCCAGCAGCAGTTCCTGGACCTGTACTAGAACAATACATCCCACGCAAAGACCTTGTAAATTCTATTACTTCATTTGGATTTAAGAAAGTTATTGATCCAATTGTTAATGGTCTAGCACGTGAACCTTTGTACCTAATGCACGTAGCAGACGCTTATACTCGCCTTGCTCCACGTGTAGCAGCAGGAACAATGCTAGAAGATCAAGCCCTGCGTATTGCACAGACTCAAGCAACATATTCAATGTTGCCACAGATTCACAATACTGCGCTACGTAGCCAGTTCTCACAACTAGCACGTAACTTCTTACCGTTTTACTTTGCACAGGAGCAGGCTCTCAAGCGTGCTTACAATGCAATGAAAGACACAAGTGTTGCGTCTCCATTGTTCTCACGTGCGCTTCGTTACTACCAGATTTCAGAGCACGGTCTTAATGATCCAGCTTTTGTTACATCAGATGAAAATGGAAACCGTTACATCAACCTTCCATTTGTTGGTGCCTGGGGAGAAGCAGCACAAGGTGCATTAGCAGCTTATGGCGTGCCAATGGTTTCAGGATTGCCTATCAGTGCTCGTGGTTCTTTGATCTCTCTTAAAACAGTTCTTCCAGAACTAACAATGCCAGGTGCGTCACCTATTTTTGCAATATCAGCAAATATAGTTTCAGATTGGTTCCCAGCAACACAATCAATTGTCAAGGGAACTATTGGAGAAATTTCATACCAGCGTGGTGTGATTGATACTTTAGTACCTGCAAGTTGGGCAAAGACTGCACTTGCTGCATTGACTCCAATTGACCTTACAGGTCAGATGGCTAATGCAACAGCAACAGCTTTGGCTGCAGCTTATTACCATAATCAGGTACCAGGACCAGACTCTGGTCCAATGGAGCGTCAAGCCTTTGTTGATCGTATTCAGAACAATGCACGCTCAGTGCTATTGCTCAAGACTTTCCTTAACCTAACATCACCACTAGCACCACAGGTTGCTCAAGAAGATGCAGGATTCCGTGACGAGTTCTGGAAGTTAGTAAAGTCAAAGGGTAACTACGCAGATGCAATGCTTGAGTTCCTTGGTAACCACGGTGACCGAGCAATTTCTTACACTGTAGCAAAGAGCGTATCTAACGTGCCTGGTGCTAAGTATCCTTATATCCAGTCAACTGTAGATTTCCTAGATTCAAACCCACAGTTGTTTGGTTCTAAGTCTCAAGTAGCAACAGGTGCAATGTTCTTGTTACCACAAGATAACATTAAGAACGAATCAGATTTAACAATCTATAACGATTTAATGAAAGCGCATTTGCGTACACGTAGAACTCCAGAAGAAATGCTCAAGGCTTTCTATGTAGCACAAGGCGATCAGTTGATGTCTGGTGAAATTAAGCAACACGTTGCTGCATTAAACCAAGCAGAGGCTAACTACGATACTTATTCAAAGGGTGTTGAAACTCAGCGTTGGTCTGGCATTATGAAGAAGATGGCAAATCTGTACCCAGTATGGTATGCAGATTACACATCTAACGAAGGCCGTGTAATGGCTAAGAACGCTTTCAACCAGTTGACAAAAATCTTTGCTTCTGACCTTGCACCAGATACTGAGCAATCACGATCAGTCAAGGCGCTTATCAACGACTATAACAAGCATCAAGCTATTATGTCTCAGTACACAATGCTAAACATTCAAGGCGGTCCTTCAACTATTGAAACCCAGAATTGGGAAAACTACCTTCTTCGTTTGAAGGAAAGCGATCCTCGTTTAAGTTCAGTAATCAACAGCGTATTTATGAAGTTGGGATAAAATGGCAGACACACCTAATCAGCACTTAGCTGAATTAAAAAGCAAGGAAAGAACTACTACTGGCTTTGGTGCTGGTTCTTATGGTTCTGACCTCCAAAGTGCGTTCGTTGATCCAGTAAGCGGTCAGCAAGTTTCAGGTATGGGATTTGTACCATTATCAGATGGAACAACAAAAACTATTGGTGATTTAATTCTTGGTGCTCGTCAGCCAAAAAACTTAGCAAAGATTCGTAGTGCTTTAATTGCAAATGGTCTTATTGGCAAAACTGTTAAAAGCATTGGCAGTGTCCAGTCTGCTTGGCAGCAAGTAGTTATTGGTGCCTCAACAGCACAGATAGATCCATATGTCTATATGAGTCAGCTACGTGCTGGTGGCTTTGGACAAGATACAACTGATGCAGCAAAGAACTTGCCACAGCGTCAGATCTACCAGTACACAGAAGCAGATCGCCAGAAGATTGTTGATGATGTATCTCAGACTGTTCGTGGTCAAGGTATTACAGAAGAAGACAAGAAAGCTCAGTGGTACAAGGATCTTCAAAATTCTATTACTAATATGATTAACACTGGAACTGTTACAACTACTAAAGAAGTTAAGAACGCTAAGACCGGTAAGTTGGAAAGCAAGTCAATAACAACACCAAGTTTTTCTCAAGAAAAAGCATCTGCTGTAGCAGAACAAGCTATCCGCAAAGCAGCACCAGAAGCTGTTGCACGCCAAGAGCGTGTTGGTTTTACTGATTGGATGTTCAAGGCATTAGGAGGCGCAAATGGCTAATACGCCTGAACAGACTGCATATGATGCAGACCTTGCAGCCCTTGACCTATTAACAGGCGCTCAACGTATGAAAGCAAAAGAAGCATTTGATGTTAAATATCCTGCTGGGCGACCAGTAACCGCAGCAGATACTGCTGTAACAGATGCCGATGCTCTTGCTGCTTTGGGTAGTGCTGGTAATTTTGGTATTGGTGAAGCTCTTCTTGATAAAAAAGTATCTATTTATGCCGATGAATTAAATGCCGTATTTGCTCTTTTCAAAGCAAAGAAAACAACCGAAGCACTTGATCTTCTTAACAAGACTAAGTTTGCTCAATTAGATGATGATGCTCGTAATCGTTATATATTAAAAGTTCAAAAGTCTGATGTCTATAAAGAACGTCTTAACAGTTGGCTTATTGGCATTAAGAAAAATCTTAAACAACAAGGATCAAACCTTACTGATACTGAACTAGCAGACTATTACCTCAAAGGTATTGATGATGCAACAATCCTTGATAATGCTCTCAAGGGTGGTAAGTTTGAAGCAGGCAAAACTGGTGGTACACAAGCCAATAGTTACAATTCTTTACTTCAAACAGCAACTCGTAATGGTGTATCTATGTCATTACTTCCAAAGGTCCTTGGCTTTGACACTATGGATGAAGTAATTAAAGATCTTCAAACTGGTGCTGATATCAATGACTATACTCAAAAGATCCGTAACTATGCAAAGACTGCTATGCCAGACTGGGCTAAGAAGTTAATTGACCAAGGTCAAGATGTAACAGATATTGTTAGCCCATACCGAGCAACTATTGCAGATGTGCTTGATGTTCCTTATACATCAATTGATGTTACAGATAAGCACATTCAAAACGCTTTGGCTGGTAACATAAGCCTTTCAGAACTACGCAAGCAGTTACGCAAAGATGATCGTTGGCAGTACACAGATGCAGCACACAGCGAAGTAGCAAATGCTACTAAGCAAGTCCTTCAAGACTTTGGATTTATGGGGTAAACAAATGGCTAATTTAGAAGACAAGTTCAAAACCGCACCAACAAATTTGAATAGTGCTGCAGCAGCAGAATATAATGAATACCTTAAAGGTAAAGCAGCACAGGGTTTGCTTTCTCCAGCAGAATTGCAATGGACTAAAACTTACAATACAAATCGGTATGAGTTCCTAAAAGGAAAAGCAACACAAGGTGTAAAACTTACGCCAAAAGAGCAAGCTGAGTCTGATTTTTTAATCAACCTAGGAATAGGTAGATCTACTTCTGCTTCTGAAGTAAACCCAAACGATGTAATCTCAGTAATGAACCGCTTAAATTATTTAGCAGAAAAATCTAGAGTTGGTACCCTTGGTATTGGACCTGATGCTGGTAAAGAATTTAAGGGTGGCTTAACTTCTGAAGAGATGGATGAGTCTAATAGACTAAGTAAAACTGCTGAACAGTTACTAAAGACAAGTCGTCCTGTTTATAGTATTAAAAATCCTGATGGCACAACTACTCTTAGTTATACCAACCCAACAGCAAAAGAAGAAGAAGCATACCGTCAACAATATGGTGCTAATACTTCTTTAGCACAGGCAGGTATGTCACCTTACGGTGGTGGAAAAGTATTAAACTGGGCACAAAAGCAAGAGGCAATGAAGCGCGTTGAAGAATTACGCCCTAATTACGCATCATCGAGTTATGCTCAACAGCAAGAATTTGATGCAATCCAAAGAAATCTTTACGCTTCTATGCTTGTCAATAAAGACAATCCAAATCCACCAGAAGCTAACGCTACTAGTATTTATGATAATACTCCTGAACTTCTACAACAGTATGGTTTTGATAAGTCTTTAACAGGTGTGCAAGTTGGAGCAGAACCAGGAACTATGCCTGGTGCTAGATCTGCTGGACCTGTTAAAACTTTAGTTAATCAAACAAAAGATTCTAGTGGGTCAATTGTCAATGAGTATAGTGACGGATCAACTGTCACTGTAGCAAAAGACGGTACAGTAACCAGTACTGGTGGCTCGACTGGTACTACAACTGGTACTACAACTGGTACTACAACTGGCAATCCTTTAGATACTACTGCTGCAGATCAAAAAAAAGCAGACCGAATATCTGCATACAATACCCTTTACGATCAGTTTAATAAATATGGTTTAGGATTTTTGGTATCTGATATTAAAAACTATTTGATTGATAATACCTTTGATCCATCAGAGTTTTCTATTCAATTGCAAAATACACCTGCTTATCAAAAACGTTTTTCCGCAAATGCAGACCGTATTAAAGCAGGACTTGGTGCACTAAAACCCGCTGAGTATATTGCACTAGAAGACCAGTACCAGAATGTTATGCGTAACTACGGTCTTCCTGCTAGTTATTATTCAAAAGATTCAATTGGAACTCAAGCAGGATTTAACAAGTTAATTGCTAATGATGTAGACAACGTGGAATTAGAAGATCGTATTGCTACAGCACAATCTCGGGTTATTAACGCCGACCCAAATGTACTTAAAGCACTTAAAGAATTTTATCCAGATATTAATAATGGCGATATTCTTGCTTATGTTCTTGATCCTACAAATGCAAGAGATATGATTAAACGTAAGGTAACAGCTGCTGAAATTGGTGGAACCCAATATGGAGCAGGATTAAATACCGGTGTAGCAGCGGCAGAAGCACTTGCTAAGGCTGGAGTTACACAAGGCCAGTATGCACAAGCAGCACCGTTTATTTCACAAGCAGCAGAACGTGGAACTCAACTTGCTGATATCTATGGACAAGGTACATACAACCAAGGATCAGCAGAAGCAGAAGCACTTAACCTTTCAGGTGGTGCACAAGCTGCAGCAAAGCGTAAGAAACTTACTGGATTAGAAACCGCAGCATTTAGTGGTTCATCTGGAGTAGGTGCACTTGGTAGAGATAAATCAATGTACGGAGCAATGCAAGGTCAAGCTGGCCTGTACTAAATAAAGCCTGCCATTGGGATGACTGGTCCAATGGAGAGTAAAAAACCAGTAGCAAGAGCCATACAGATGATCCCCAGAACTGGATGAGGCTTGCGACAACTACAAAATGAATGGGAGATGGACTATGTCCAATTTCGACTACGAGGATGACGAAGACGATATCACTACAAGTGATAGCGGGAATGATCTCGTCAAACAATTGCGTAAAGCAAACAAGCAAAAGGATAAAGAACTCGCTGAACTGAAAGCTCAGTTCGGTGACATATCCAAAGCACAAAGAGAACGAGCGATCAAAGACACCCTCGAAGCTCGCGGAGTGAATAGCAAAATTGCAAAGTTCATTCCATCGGACATTGACCCAACTGAGGAGTCTTTGTCTAAGTGGCTTGATGAAAATGGAGACGTTTTCGGATTTCAAGTTACTGAATCCAACCAGAACACCGTAGACCCAGCGCAAGCTGCAGCATATAACCGTATGAATAACGTTACTAGTCAGGCCCAAACGCCTGATTCGTCAGATGATATTTTGCGGAAACTAATGTCTGCTAACTCGAAAGAGGAGCTTGACGAAGTCATCCGGATGTCTGGACTCTAAACCAACTAACCGAAAGGCACATCCTAAATGGCAATTCCATCAGGTACGCTGACCGGCACATCTGCAATTAGCAATCTAGTACAGACAGCGTACGATCAGTACGTTCGTATGGCACTACGTAGCATCCCAGTGATGCGTGCTCTTGCTGACGTTAAGCCAGTACAGCAAGCAATGCCAGGTTCATCAGTTGTATTCTCAATCTATTCTGACCTCGCACAAGCGACAACGACTTTGACAGAAGCATCAGATGTATCTTCTATTGCACTAGGTAATCCAAATCAGATTACAGTAACACTACAAGAATACGGCTCAGCCGTAACAACAACAAAGAAGTTAAACCTAACTTCATTCAACGATGTTGATTCAGCTCTAGCTGACATCATCGCATACAACGCTGCAGACTCAATTGATGCTGTAGTTGCTTCAGTTCTTACTTCAGGTACTAACATTATTTACGGTGGAAACACAGCAACTTCATACAACACAATCACATCAGCAGCAACAATCCGTGTCTCAGACATCCGTGAAGCAGTAACAGAACTTCGTACAAACAAGGCATTGCCTCGTATCGGCGAACTATATGCTGCATACCTACACCCACGTCAGACAGCCGATCTTCGCGCTGAAACTGGTACAGGTGGATTCCAGTCACTTACACAGTACGTAGACCGCACACCATTCGTGGCTGGTGCAGTTGGCGTAATTGAAGGTGCGTTTGTTGTAGAGACACCTCGTGTGCCTTTCGCAGCTAACGCTTCATCACCTGCAGTCAACGTGTACAAGGCTGTAGTAGCAGGACGCGAAGCACTGGCAGAAGCACAGGGACAAGACATCTCAACAGTTGTCGGTCCACAGATCGACGCGTTGCGTCGTTACCACACAATCGGTTGGTACTACTTCGGTGGCTTCAACCTATTGCGTACATCTGCGCTATACCAGATCGCAACATCTGCAACAAACGGATAATCATTTAGTTGATTAACGCGGTGGCAGGAGGCAACTCCTGTCACTGAGTCAGTTCACTAAGGAGAACTAATGCCATATCAAGCAACAACACCTTGGGAGTACCAGACTTGGGGCGCAGGTAAATCTTGGCCTGATAAGTACTCACGCCTTGCTGCGCGTCAGATTAACGGTGGTACCTACACTGGTGCGATCAATCCATATCTGACAGATATTGCACGCGGTGTAACCTTTATTGTCAATGGATCTACAGTTACAACAACCCTGTATCCATACCAAGATGATCTATATGATGCAGACTGGTATGTTCTTGGTGGTCATCAGCAAGTAATTACAGATGCCCAAGCAGCAGTTCTTATTGCTGCAGGGTACGGAGCCTACGTGGAGTTAATCGTATGAGTTTACACAGACGCACCAAGCACCCAGAATATGTAGAAGGTTGCTTTGGTTGCAAGGTAGGAGATCTACAGTTATCTGTAGGAGATGCAAGACACGATGGTGTTATGTCAGCTAAGCAACACGATAAAGAATTAGGTTCATACTTTGAGGCTACACGCCAGGGAATTGAACCTATCTCTACAAAGACAAAAGATATACAAGCAGCAGTAAGACTAAGTAACGACACAGGCGTTGCCTTCAATGGCAACAACATATAACAAGGAGCAAGAATGAACACAGATAAAGGAAACAGTGCTGAGTCTACCAATGACAAGGGCTACGGAATGGGATCCACTTCTGGTATTCCTGCTTCAATGCCTATGGGTGGAGTACCAGTAGCAGTCGGATCAAAGGCAACTTTTGTTGCTGGTAAGAAAAGCGTGAGCAAATAATGTGCGCTGTATGTGGTTGCGGTTATGCAACATACGATGACATTGAGACGGGTGCTCCTAAGAACGAGATGGGATACATCAACGAACTCACAGAGAAATCTGAGATTGAATAATGAAGAAAGCACACCCAGGATTCAAGGCAGTGGCAAAGAAAATTGCTGCCAAGCAAGGTGTCTCCAAGGAAAGTGCGAGTGCAATTCTTGCTGCAGGTGCGAGGAAAGCCTCGAAGGCAGCAGTCAAAGCTAACCCTAATCTGAAAAAGGTTAAGGGTATGAAGAAGAAGATGGGCTAACAATGGCAAAGACTCCAGCTTGGCAACGCAAAGAAGGACAGAACCCAAAGGGTGGCTTGAATGAAAAGGGACGCGCTAGTGCTAAAGCACAGGGCAGTAACTTAAAGCCACCAGTTAAGTCTGGTGATAATCCACGTAGAGCAAGTTTCCTTGCTCGTATGGGTAACGCTCCAGGTCCTGAGCACAAGCCTAATGGAGATCCAACTCGTTTGCTTTTATCTTTACAAGCGTGGGGCGCATCTAGTAAAACAGATGCTAAAAAGAAAGCGGCAGCAATATCTGCTCGCAATAAGAACAAGAAGAAGTGAGGTAGCGTAGGTGCCACTAGGTATTGCAGGTTCAACATTAAACGACGAATTAAATCGTCTCGCAAACGGGGGCACCTACCCTGCTATCTCTGCCTATCTTGACCAGGCAGCGGCAGCCAGAGCGTGGGCTGCAGCAAGAAGCGTAGCGTTAGGTTCAACTACAGATACAGTAGGAGTACTTAACCTAATCGGTGGTTTGACATCACCTGCTGTATGGCTAGACATTGCTGGTATCTGCAACAAGATTGCTAGCACAACTCAGCTAGAACCAGCAGCAGCATTGCGTGAGGTGCTTACGTAATGACAGCAACCTATAACCTCGTATGCCCACAGGCTACAACATTTACATTTGCTTTTCGTCCACAAACAGATGGCACTAATTGGAACTTAACCAATTACACAGCGACTATGACTGTGCGCCCATTTACTGGATCTACTACAACAACATTGTTGGCTACAACTGCCAACGGTAAGATTTCTATTAACACATCAACATCAGTTGTCACAGTAACTTTTACTGCAACAGAGACTGACATATTTGCAGAGTCTTATGTTTACGACTTTGTGTTCTACTCAGGCTCAGTAACAACAAGACTTTTAGAAGGTAAGTTCCTAGTAACTGCGGGGGTAACGGTTTAATGCCAGAGACAATCGTAATTATTGAATCTGCTCAACCGCAGACATCTGTAGTTTTCTCAGCAGATCAAGGACCACAGGGAGCACCTGGTAACACAGGCCCTACCGGTCCAGCAGGACCTACCGGCCCTCAGGGCTCCACTGGCGCCACAGGTGCTACTGGTTCGCAAGGTCCAACAGGAAGTACTGGCGCCACTGGTGCCACAGGCGCGACAGGAGCAACAGGTGCACAAGGATCGACTGGACCTACAGGTCCTACTGGAAGCACAGGCTCAACGGGAGCGACTGGACCAACTGGACCTCAAGGATCTACTGGCTCAACTGGACCAACTGGAAATACCGGATCTACAGGACCTACGGGAAGTACAGGACCGACAGGTCCCCAAGGAGCCACAGGATCTACAGGCGCTACGGGTTCAACGGGAGCAACTGGTAGCACAGGACCAACTGGTCCTACAGGAAGTCAAGGACCTACTGGACCAACGGGTGCCACGGGTGCAACTGGAACCACTGGAGCAACAGGGCCAGGATACTCAGGAGTAACTTCTACTTCAACTATTACTATTGGTACTGGTCTTAAAACTTTTACTTTAACTAGCAGCTACGCTGGTGCTTTTATTACTGGTGACCGAGTCAGAGCAATCCATACTGATACACCAACTTACTATATGGAAGGTCCTGCTAACTATGTTGGCGGTGGAACCATCATCATTACTGTTGATACAGCAGTAGGTAGCGGTTCACATAATGCTTGGAACTTTAGTATTGCAGGACTGATTGGTCCAACAGGACCAACTGGTGCTACTGGTAGCACAGGTCCCACAGGAAGTACAGGTCCTACGGGTGCTACAGGGCCTACAGGCGCTGATAGCACAGTCCCTGGACCTACAGGTCCAACTGGCCCAGCAGGGGCCACAGGCCCTACAGGGCCTCAAGGAGCGACAGGAGCAACGGGTGCAACAGGTTCAACAGGTGCTACCGGTGCTAGTGGTGCTACTGGCCCTACTGGTCCCACCGGTGCTACTGGCTCTATTGGGCCAACTGGACCGACTGGAGCGACAGGTTCAGCGGGAGCTACAGGAGCAACTGGAGCGACAGGAAGTACTGGAGCAACAGGACCTACAGGACCGACAGGCGCAGATGCAACAGCACTCCCAGGCATTTTAATGCTAGGTGGAATGTAGACTTCTCGTATGAGAGTCAACGAGTATTTTGATAAGGTCGTGGTGATAAACCTTGACCGTAGAAAAGATCGTTTAGAAAAGGTTGATGCCCAGCTGCAAGAGTTGGGTATTACCTATGAACGGTTTAGCGCAGTAGATGCTAAAGCATTGGGTATAGATCCAATACAGGCTTGTAAAGAAAGCCACATCCGAGTGTTAGAAGATTCAGTAGGTAAGACGCTCATCCTAGAAGATGACGCTTACTTTATGGAAGGCTTCAATGAACGCTTTACTGAGTTTGTTGAACTATTACCTAAAGACTGGCACATTTTTTATCTAGGCGCAGTATTACTTAACAGTGAACATTGCAATAACATAATGGTTAGAGCAATGGATACATCATCACTGCACGCTTACTGTGTAAATCCTGAGTTCAAGGAGATTGCACTAGAGCAAGGTAGAGATTACCCAGAGCACATAGATGTTGCTTATAGAT